AATCCAACGCGAGCGTTTAACGGAAACCTTGCACAAGGATCTCAACGCGCAGCAGTTGGCTCTTACGTCAAGTGGGAAGCACCTACAGCATTAAGCGGTGACATTGTCGTTTACCAGAGCGTTACCTCTGGTGGGGCTTCTTCCATTGTATGTGATCTTTTGGCAGCCGATAATAGCACTGTATTGTATACAAATACGAACAGCAGTGTTACAAACAATGGTACTGTTTACCAACATTCGTTTAGCAATACTTCTGGCGTTAAGTACGTTAAAGTAGTAGAAAACGGTGGATCTAGTTATACTAATTTTAATGGTATAAGTGTTGACGGCGAACTTTTAGTTGACACTGGCGTATCAGTCGCCAGCAACGGCTTCCACCTCGACTTCTCCGACAACAGCAGCAACGCTGCGCTTGGAACGGATAGCAGTGGGAATAACAATACGTGGACGGTTAATAACATTTCAACTACCTCATTTGACGCAGTAGGCAACTCTAGTCACGTTGGCCCTGGAAACGTAACATTTTTTAAGCCAGCCACTTATTACAACTTGTTTGCAATCGATACAAACAACGTTAGCAGCAATCCTGGCAACGCAGCACTTGCCCGATTTAATTTCTCAGCACTAGGCTTGACCGCTCCTGCCACTATTACGTTTGACAGTTATGAACAAGGCGGCGGTGGATGGACTACAGTTTCTAGCAACATTTATACAGACGCTGGAACTGTAACTTCAAGCTATACGTCTAGTGGTAACACGCGGTCTAATACTGTCAATATCCCTGCAGGCGCTACATATTTTGAGATTCCAGGGTCATACAATTCAAGCGTCAGCGCTTATTCCAACGGCATTAACAACCTTGTTTGGGGCGGTACCAGCTATCAACACGTTGGCCCAGAAGAAATTGACAGCCTGATCGACACGCCGACGGATTACACGGCAAGTTCTGGCAACAATGGCGGTAACTATGCAACGTGGAATCCGCTTGGGGGATCGAGTAGCACTTACGGTACTTTTTCACAGGGAAATCTACAAGCAAGTTTGCCTGCAAGCGGCAAAAGCGTATTTCAAACAATTTTTCCTCAATCAGGCAAATGGTACGTTGAAATTGATTTTGTTTCCGGTGGTGGCGCTGGTGGTGGTCTTCGTATGGGGATCATCAATGAAAATAATATCAACCAAGACTTAGGTAGCACAGCTAATTCTTGGGCTTACCTTGCTGATGGCCGGACTTATCACAACGGCAGTGCGCCAAGTTATGGAGTTAGCTCAGCTCCTGGTGACAAGTTAATGATGGCTCTCGATATTGACGCAGGGAAACTGTGGTTTGGAAAAGATGGAACTTGGATGGCAAGTGGAAACCCTAGTGCGGGCACTAACCCCAGCCATACTTTCACAGCAGGCCAAAAAATGTCGTTCTCTGTGCAATCTGGCGGTGGAACGACGCAGGTTGTAAACGCAAACTGGGGACAAAGACCCTGGGCTTACACGCCACCAACTAACTTCCTCAGCCTCTGCACGCAGAACCTTGACGACCCGCTGATTGCCGACCCCTCGACGGCGTTTGACGTTTTAACTTGGGAAGGCCAAAGCGGTAGTGGATCACGAGATTTCAGGGGTCTCTCTTTTACACCTGACTTAGCATGGGTAAAAACTCGTTCACAGGGTTATACGCATGTTCTCTGGGATTCAGTTCGTGGACCAGGCGTAAATAAAGAACTCCAAACTGATAACACTAATCAAGAAGGCCAGGCCAATACTGCAGTATCGGGCTACATTGATGCTTTTGTAGATGGTGGTTTTAATACCACGGCTGGCACAACAGATAACGACTATTTCAACAGACAGTCAACTACCTATGTTTCGTGGGCTTGGGACGCCGGAGACTCAAACACTTCAATTAGTGCTGGCAGCCTGAACACCTCTGTTTACAACACAAGTCGTACATGGAGCGATGGCATTGCCAACCAAAGCAGTGACTTCGACCAAGCAGCAACTAATGCTTTTAATGGTAATCGCTCAAATAAATTAAGGACTTCTGGTAATAACGTTCTTGTAACCTTAAACTTTAGCCCAGCACTTACGGTTGCCAGCACTATTGAACTCCTTGGCGAAGATGCCGCGACTGCTGATTTTAATTACACTGTCACCGTAGATGGTACGACGACGACCAAAGATGTAGGCCAGGGTCAGCCTGCTACATTCAATGTTTCTGGATCATTAACTCAAATTACTTTCTCCAATAACAATGGAGGCGGTCGTACATATCTTGAGTGGATTAAGGTTGATGGAAAGGAGCTAATTGATAGCAACGCAACTCCTCCCAACGTCCCATCAATCGCTTCAACCTGTCGCGCCAATCAGACGGCTGGAATATCGATCACTTCTTTCACAGGCAACGGATCAGCTAATCAGACAGTTGCGCATAATCTGAACGCCAAACCTTCTCTTGTGATTTACAAAGATCGTGACGCCGCCACGGCTTGGCGTGTTATTCCAACGTTCATTAACGATGGGCACTATCTTGCTCTAAACGACACTAACGAGATTGTCACAACATCTGGGTCTTATTTTGGCACAAATACGTCCTCTGTTCTCGGAATTACTGGCAGTAACAGCGGGATTATTAACGCTAGCGGCAATAACATACTTGCTCTGGCGTTTTCACCTGTCGAGGGCTTTAGCGCGTTTGGTACATACGAAGGCAACAATAACTCTGATGGTCCGTTTTTATATACAGGCTTTAGGCCTGCGTTCTTTTTAGTGAAAAATGTTGACGCAGCGCAGACTTGGAATATCTATGACTCATCAAGAGATATTGATAACGCTGTAACTAAAGGTTTGCAGCCTAACAACAGCAATGTTGAATATAGCACTACTGATAGGTGCGATTTTTTAAGCAATGGCATCAAGATCAAATCAAGCGGTGGCACTGTACCTAATCTGAGCGGCAACACCTACATCTACGCCGCATTCGCTGAGCATCCCTTCAAAACCGCCCGCGCACGCTAATTAAAACATTTAACTATGCTTCAACTTAATGGTAAGACCTTGCAATATGACAAGGCATTTGTTCACGACGGAATGCAATATCCGTCTAATTGGCTGCGCTTGACTTCTTTGGAGGAAAAGCAAGCCATTGGTATCGTTGAAGTTGCAGACCCCGTAGTTGGGGTCTATGACCAACGGTTCTATTGGGCAGTTGATAACCCCAAACAACTTAATGACGTTACTGATGAAGACGGTAACACCACTACTGGTCTCAAGACCTTGTGGAAGGCAAAGCAGGGTGAGACTGCTTCATCTCTGCTTACACCGTCTGATTGGCGTGTTGTGAAGGCTGCTGAGGTTACTGACTATGCAGTCTCCTCTCAGTGGCTTACATATCGTGCTGCTGTACGTACTTCGTGCAACACACGTCAAACCGAGATTGACGCTTGTAGTGATGTACCTGCACTGAAAGAACTTTTGTTCGGTGCTGCCACTATTACTCGTCAACAGACTGACAGCGACGGCAACGGTGTTGTTGAACCTGACACTGTCACTGTTGATGGTGAAGAAGTCGAAAATCTTATGGCTGGTCAACCAGTAATGGAAACAGTCGCTAACCCCGCCATCGCTACGGCATGGCCTACCCCTATTTGATTATGATCACCCTTATCCGTCCAATCCTTTTTTCATTCCTTAACTCTGAAAAAGTAAAACGTCTTATCGTTGACATGTTGACCAAGCTTGCAGAGCAAAGCGACAACACTGTCGATGATCAGGCAGTAAAGTTTATCGAACGCGGTTTGTTCGGTGGACCCCTGGAGTGAACCACCGGTTCTCCCTTCTCTAACGCTCCCAGCAGCCCCTGAGCTGCCCCAAGCGGTACTGGAGGTACCAAGGGCTCAGCTACCTAGCTACAGGCCCCTTGTAGTGCCTCCTAACACCCTCAGGCCACCACCAGGTATTGAAGGGATCAACACGGAAGATGAACCCCCTGAAAAGGAAAGTAGAACTACCACTACTAAACAACCTACAAAACCGAATATAGACTTACCACCTGAAGCTCAGATTATACAAGTCCCATTTACGGACATTGAAGTCCCAATGCCGACGACTACGATCATGACTACAGCAGCTACAACAGCATTTATTTCTGTTGCCGCCACCCTAACTGCTACGTCTTTGTTCAAATATATTGTAATGATACTCAAACCAGTATTCAAACAAGCATGGAGCAAGCTGACAAAAAAGAAGGAACCAAAGGCTTCCTAGAAAAAGTTAAGGAAAACACTGAGGATGAATTACAGATCCTCGGTACCTTTGTCCGTTTAGGTGTTGTCGTATGGAGTGGTTTTATTATTACTCTTAATTACGTTGACTTACCTATGATTAAAAAAGGACAAAGCGGTGGTGATATTACATTTGTAGCTTCTGTTTTTACAGGTGCACTAGCGACTTTTGGACTGACTACATCTAACACTAAAACGAATCCTAAACCTCCTGAACCTAAAAAGAAAGAAGAATGAAACGTCTTATTTTGTTGATGATGCTGGCTAGCCCTGCAGCCGCTCAAGTAACACCGAACTTTACTCAAGGTTCGATGCAATCCACTACTACTACCACCATTGATATTGACCGCACCATTGCGACTAATGTTTATGGTGGCGATTATTCATCATGGTCTGGAACAAATGTAGTCCCGAGCGGGGACATCGCAGATACCGCTACAACCTATTCAGTCCACACTGCTGGCGATCAATTTCAACTAGAGATTGTAACAAGATCAGCCGGAAAAATTCAAGACAGCCTGGTCACCGAAACTATCGAACAGGTCTCTACTACTACTTCCTTGTCGGTCTTCTCTCAGTAAACCCTGTGTTTGCTAACGAAGATCCTAAGGTACAAAACACATCAAACCCCGTGGCAGCAGCTACGGGTAATGTGACTAATCAGGCGGTGCAATTCCAAAACAATGGGGCACCGTCTCGTCAATACTTTGCAGCCAATAACAGTTGTAATGGAACCACCATGCAATTCTCGCCCTTTTATATGGGCAACGATACTATTCCTCATGATTACACTGGGTACGTACGTAGCAATAACTATGGCGTACAACTAAATTTTTCAGTACCACTGGATGGTGGTATGGTTGAAACTTGCAAAGCTATTGCACGTAAACACGAACAAAAAATGCGTCTTGATTACGAACTTGTTCGTGCTCTTAAATGTACTGAAATCATGAAAGCTGGGTTTACCTTTAGACCTGGTTCACGTGTTGAGGTATTATGTAATGACATCGTACCTATCGTAGCATTAGAAAATGAGTGAAGCAATTGTCAGCATAGCCGTTGCAGTTGTTGCAGGCGGGGCTGCTTTAAATAACAGATTACACAATCGAATAAATAGCGTTCATGAACGTATTAGCGCCCTTGACCGTAGACTTGACGGTATAGAGCTGCATGTTGCTTCCGACTACGTAAAAAAAGCAGAGTTATCTGAATTACTTAGCCGTATGGAAGATCACATGGTACGTATTGAAAACAAATTAGATCAAATAGCACTTAAAAATTCTTAATTATGACCTATCAACTTGTAGATACTTACACTGATGTTGTACTCGGTGATTTTGCTAAAAAAGCAGAAGCTGAAAAACAACTTAGTAGGATGTACAATGAACCAGGTGAAACTCGTTATGAAGTTAAATCTACCCGTACTAAAAAAGTAGTGGAAGAAGTTAATGTCGAAGAAGAAAGCGACTGAAGATCAGTTTAACGAGCTGCATAATCTTGTTACAAAAGAATTCCTTGCCCGTATTAAATCAGGCGAGGCTTCTACTCAAGACCTAAAAGCAGCTTGTGACTGGCTCAAAACAAATGACATCAGTGGTGTCGCCTTTGATGGTAACCCACTTGATAAACTTGCAGCAGTAATGCCTACTGTTGATCCTGAAATTGTACAGCGTAAACTCTATGGCACGAAGCTCTAAGCACAGCGGCGCTAAATACGCTAACGGTAACTACAAAACGTACCAAAAAAAGTACGACTCAAGTTCAATGCAGATCAAAAAACGAGCTGCACTAAATAAAGAAAACAGAAAACGGGGAACCTATGGTAATGGTGACGGTAAAGATGTCTCACACAAAAAGAATGGTAAAACATTCCTTGAAAAAGCATCTAAAAACCGAGCACGTAAAGGCCGAGCATGACCCCGTTACTTCCAACTCCTGACGATTACCTCTACAACTTAATAGTTATGACCTCACCAGAAGCCAAGCGCCTGTGGAGGCGCTCTATTAAGGAACACTTTGACCATACATGTATTTATTGCGGAAAAACTTATGACCTTAGTCAGTTATCTATCGATCATGTTCATCCTAGGGCTCGCGGTGGGCAGGATGTCGCAACGAATGTCGTATGTGCCTGCACCCGTTGTAATCAGGAAAAAGGAAGTACCCCCGTCCTGGACTGGATGAGGGACAAATTTGGAGTCAATAGGCTCCGTGAAAA